AAAACCGAGCTATTCAGCGACCGCATCCGCAACGCTCACCCGCCGCTCAAGTTGCCGGCGGATTCCACCAACGAACTCTTCCGAGGCCTCGGAGGCCAGCGCCTCGTCCCGAGAAAAACGGCCAGCGGAACCGAGCTGGTATGGAAAAGCGTCGCACAGGATCACTACATGGACGCGCTCAAGCTCTGCCACATCGCCTGGCATGTTTTAAAAAACTGATTTTTGACTCATCCGCAAAGCCAACAACACCCGCCACGCCTCTCCACGAAGCGCACCACGGCGGGTTTTTCTTTTTGACATCCCACCGAGGTCATGTCCGACCTCGACAAAATGACAGGCGTTAAGGCCTTCCTCCGCCGCACCAAGACCACGGTGGAGCTTGAAGCCCTCGCGCTTGCAACCTTCGCCAGCGCAACAGAGGAAGTCGTCATCACCTCGCTTTCAGCAGACGGCACAGGAACCGCCGGCACGATCTCCTTTCCCAAATGGCTTCTACTCCAAGCCGTCGAAGAGATTTTAAAAGAGGGGCCGAATGGCCGTCAGCTTTTTGATATAGCAGACCGCAGCCGATACGGCACCTGCGTTTGACAAGCCCGCTGGGGCGTGTCGAAAAATCAAAGCGAAATCAAAGTATCAAAGCGCGGTGGCTTACGCCCAGGGGCAGGACGCCCACGCAAGCCGGAAGCTAAGGCCGCAGCATTTGAAGCTGCTCAACCCTCGCTGAATCGCGGCTACATATGGATGCCGACCACAGACCCCAAGCGCGAACTCACCCCGAGCTCGCGCATGGAGATTCTGCGCCTCGCTCGCTGGCTCTACAATAACGCGCCTCAAGCGACATACATCGTTGAGCACCTAGCACAAAGAGCCATCGGCACCGGCATCGTCGTCCAGCCGAAAACCTCGAATCTCGCGTGGAACAAAAAGGTGGATCAGTATTTTGAAGACCGCAACTGCGCTGAGGCATGGGCATTCGATGCCGGAGCACAGGTGAATTTTTACACCGCGCAAAGTCTCATCCTTCGACAAGTCGCCATCGATGGTGATTTTTTCGCCCAATTTCTCACGACAAAACAGAACGCATCCCGCGTCCGCTTCATTGGTGGCGAGGCCATCGGCGGCATTAACTCCTTTGGAAACACAGACGAGTTTACGCATGACGGCGTGCGCCTCGACCCATTCGGTGCGCCTTCCGCTTACATCATCGACGGTCAAGACATCCTCGCCGATCAAGTCCTACACTTCCGCCACATCCGCCGGCACGGTCAACCCCGTGGCGTTTCATGGCTCCACTCCGCATGCGCAAACCTTCGCGATATTTCCGAGATCAACGGATTCGTCAAGGGAGCCTACAAAGCGGGATCTCAAATCGGCTACATGGTCACCTCCTCCGAGGTCGCCAAGATCGGACTCGGGTCAGGATTTAAATCCACCAGCAACGAAGTCGGCGACCTCTCCACAAGCGACCTTCCGAACGGCATCCTCCTGCCCCGCCTCAAGCCAGGCGAAAAGCTCGAAGCCTTTAAAAACGACATCCCCGGCCAGACCTATGAAGCCGTTATGCGTGCGCTCCGCTCGGATGTCGCCTTTGCCATCGGCCTTCCACCCGAAGCCATGCTGGTCAATGTCGGACTCGGAGGCACCGAGCAACGCGCTGTGCTCGAGGTCACGCAGAATTTCCTAGAGCGACTCCAGCAAATGGTCATCGATCAGTTCTGCCGCCCTTATTACAAATATTGGCTCTGGCATGAGATCCAAGCCGGGCGATTGGATTACCCTGGTGATGATTGGTGGCGCCACGAATGGCTCGCCCCACGCAAGATCACGGTGGACTCCGGCCGCGACGCTCGCGCCTACAGCGAACAACTCGACAAGGGCCACATCTCGCCGACTCGCTTTTACAACATGCAAGGCCTCCGCGCCGAAGAGGAAGAGGAAGATGTCATCCAGACGTTCCTCCGCCGCAAAGCCAAATGCGAATCCCTCGGGCTCAACATCTCCGAAGTATTTCCGAACTCCGTCAGCCGAGGCATCGCGGCACAGATGCCACAAGACGCAGCCAACACGCCAATCCCACAACCATGACCACACCCACCTCCACTCCAAAATTTTATGCAATGGAATCCACCGGCAACAATGAAACCACGATCACTCTTTATGACGAAATCGGTGCTTTTGGCGCAGGCTCAAAGCAATTCCTCGGAGACCTCGGCAAGCTCGCCGGTCAGCACCTCCACCTCCGTATTAATTCGCCCGGGGGTTCGGTTGTTGAGGGCACCGCGATTTACAACGCTCTCCGCCGGCACAAAGGAGGGGTGACCGTCCACATCGACGCGCTCGCCGCCTCGATGGCCTCCGTCATCGCCATGGCTGGCGCTCCGGTCTACATCGCCGACAACGCACTCATGATGATCCATAATCCTTGGACCGTCAGCATGGGAGGAAGCGAAGACCTTCGCAAAGAAGCCGACCTCCTCGACATGCTCAAGGTCAATCTTCGCAACGCCTACGTCCGAAAGACCGGCATGAGCGAAACCGATATTTCCGCCATGATGGACGCCGAGACATGGCTCGACGCAGTGGACGCCGTCGCCCTCGGATTTGCCGACGCCATCGAAGAAGGGGTCGCAGCAGCTGCAACAGCCACCCCCGAAAATCTCCGCGCTCGGTTTGACACCTTCGCTAAAGCAAAACCTATGGACAACATCGAAACACCCGCCGCTCCAGAAGTAGAGGCAACCGTCGTGAGCGAATCCGCTCCAGTTGAGCAACCAGCTACCGAACCCGCGCCCGTCGTGGAAACCGAACCCGTAGCGCAAGAAGTCATCGCCCCAGCTATCGAGGAAGTCACCGAAGCTCCCGCAGTCGAAGAGCCACAAGCTAAGATCGCAGGCGCAGACAGCATCCTCGCAAAATACAACGCCGTCATCGCCGAGCGTGACGAAGCCGTTGCCTGCCTCAAAGAAGCCAGTGCGAAAATCGAGACCCTGCACAACGCGATCAACACGGAGCGCGAAGCCCTCGCTCGCCTCGAGCGCAGCCTCGGCCTTTCCGCAGCCCGCGAAGTCCCAGTTGTAGCTCCAACAGAAAACGCCGCGAACATCTACGACCAATGGAAAAACGCCACCGGCGCAGAGAAGACCCGCATCTTCCGAGCCAACCGCAAGGCGCTCGAAATCGCGTCTAAAAATTTGACACCGCAATAATTCACGAAAACCCGAATCCAACCCACCCAACCTAAAACACATCATGGCCACCACCATCAGCTCCGAACTCAAACTGAATGTCGTTCTCGACAGCGCACTCATTGCGCTCCGTGAAGCCCTTCTCCCACTCAACTCTTTCTCGACTGTCTACAACAGCGTCCCGCTGCAAGGCACAGACAAGATCGCCGTTCCCTTCTTCCCTCTCGCCACAGACGCGACGAGCGACTTCAACGGAACGTATTCGTTCTCCGATTCGAACGCGATCAACAGCCGCGAGATCACGGTGAACAAGCGCAAATACCAAGCGCTCTCCTTCACATCGAGCGAACTCGCTCGCCAACCTTACTTCAATCCCGAGCAACTCGGATTCTTGAAAGGCCGCAAGCTCGCCGAAGACATCCTTCGCGACATCCTCGGAGTGGTCACGCTCTCCAACTACGGCGCAGCGATCCACACCGGCGCAGCTTCCAGCTTCGACAGCGACGATCTGATCACAATGAAGACCGCACTCGACCAAGCCAAATGGGCGAAGTCCAGCCGCGTCATGATCCTCGACAACGCTTATGAAGGCGCTCTCCTTAAAGACGCTTCGATCAAAAACGCCGCCGCAGTCGGCAGTGCATCCGCCATCCAAAACGGACGCCTCCCACAGATCGCTGGCTTTGACGTTATCGGCACCAACCTCATCCCCGGCAACTCGCAGAACCTCGTCGGAATGGTTGCACTTCCAGAAGCAATCTTGGTTGCCTTCTCGCCAGTGGCCCCATCGCCCGGCGTTCGCAACAATCTCACAGCATACGAAGTGGCAGTCGATCCTGAGACCGGCCTTACCATCGAGTATCGCTCATGGGGCGATCCCGACACAGACACCGAGAAATCAGTCATCGAGGTCAACTACGGCTTTGCCCTCGGCCACGCCGCCGCCCTCAAGCGCATCGTTTCCGCTTAATCCTCATGCGCCTTGGAATCACACTTGCACGCAACGGCGACACTTGGCAGGTCAAGCACCTGCCGAGCGTCCCGCTCGCCGAGCAACTCACCGACTTCAAAGCCAAACAAGTTGGCGGTGAGTTCAGCGCAGACGAAACCATCATCGTATCACTCAACGAAACTCTGAAGCGCCACGCCTCAAAGCACAGCGCCGTTGTTGAAGTCGAAGAAATGGAAGAGTCGCCCAAGAAGAAGAAGTAATTCCCCGACACCCGCACCGCAAAAAGCCCGGCAGGAGCCTTTCCCTGCCGGGCTTTTCTTTTTGACACCTCGCCACGGGTATGTCGCCCGACGCGATCCGATCATTCCAACTCACCGCCTCCGCGCTACGTAACGCCGCCCTTGGGCACACGGCCACCTTCCGCAGCCAGCCCATCCGCGTCGTGCTCTCACCCATCGCCATCGGCCTCGATCTTGAGACCGGCGGACTTCGCCAGGGCGGAGAGTTCACTTGCCGATTTTTGGCCACGTCCCTTGCCACCCCGCCGCGCCGTGGCGAGCAGATCCTTATCGGCGGGAAATCCTACACCGTCCAAAGCCTCAAAGAGGTCATCAGCACCCCCGGCGAATACGTCGCCACCATCGCGCCCGGCTCGTCATTATGAACTCCGCCCTTGAACTCGCCATCC